GGCGGCGAAGCCGGCCGAATCCGCGCCGCCCGTATGGCTGAAAGCCGAGGGACTGCGGATCTGGAAGCGGCTGACACCGCGGCTGCTGCAGGCGAACCTGCTCAAGGACACCGACCGCGAGACCTTCGCGCGCTACTGCCGCAACTTCGCCCGCTGGCTGAAGATGCAGAAAGAACTCGACAAGTTCGGCGAGACCTACGAGTCCGAGAGCGCCCACGGCAAGCTGCGCCGCACGACGCCGGCCTTCATGATCGCCGATCGCCTCGAGCGCATGCTGCTCGCCACGGAAGACCGTTTCGGTCTGAACCCGGCCGAGCGGCAGCGCCTGATGATGGCCCGCGCCCAGGGCGCCGCCGGCGGCCTGTTCGGCGATATCCCCGCCCAGGGCGGTGCGCGACGCGAGGACGACCCTGCGGCCGCGCCGGCACCTGCCGCCGAGCCGGAGGAAGACCCGATCGGGTCGCTCGCCGTGCACTGAGCCATGGCGAAGGCACGGAAGGCGCTTCCCGCGCGACCGGCTGGCGTCGGGCCGAAGGCGAAGTGGGACGGCACGCACTGGCGCGAGGGTGCATACTGGTTCGACCAGCGGGCAGCGGACAAGGCCGCGGCGTTCTTCCCCAAGCACCTGGTGCTGACCGAGGGTGAGTGGGCCGGACGCCCGTTTGTCCTGCAGCCATGGGAGGAAAACGACATCATCCGGCCGCTGTTCGGCTGGAAACGCGCCGACGGCACGCGCCGCTACCGGCGCTGTTTCGTGTGGATCGCGCGAAAGAACGGCAAGACCGAACTCGCCGCCGGCATCGCCATCCTCATGCTGATCGGCGACGCCGAGATCGGCGGACAGGTTTTCGCGATCGCCTCCGAAAAGGACCAGGCGTCGATCGTGTTCAACAAGGCCGCGGCGATGGTCGCGCGCTCGCGGACGTTGTCGCCGAAGCTCGAGACGCTGAAGACCGCGATCTACTGCGGCCAGCTCAACGCCTCGTTCCGTCCGCTGTCAGGCAAGCCCGGGGGCAAGCACGGCCTCAACATGTCGGGCCTCGTCGGCGACGAGATGCACGAGTGGAAGAACGGCGACCTCTACACGTTCATCCACGACTCCGCCGCGGCGCGCCGGCAGCCGCTCGAATTTCTGATCTCTACCGCGGGTGTGAAAGGCACCCACGGCGAGGAGCTGTGGAACGATTGCCAGGCGATCCTTGCCGGCGACCTCGACGATGCCGAGACCATGGTCGTGGTCTATGCCGCCGATGCGGAGGACGACTGGACCAGTCCCAAGACGTGGCAGAAGGCAAACCCGAATCTCGGCGTCTCCGTGAAGATAGAGGCGCTCGCCGTTGACTGCCGCCGTGCGCAGCAGCTGCCGCGCCTCGAGAACGATTTCCGCCGCTACAAGCTCAACCAGTGGACCGAGCAGGCGGTGCGCTGGCTGCCGATCGACGCTGTCGATGACGATGGGCGCCGGTTCGGCTGGAAGCACTGCGCAGGCCCTATCGGCTGGCGCGATCTCGACGAGGCCCTGAAGGATCGGACCTGTTTCGGTGGCCTCGACCTGTCGTCGACCAATGATCTCTCGGCGCTGGTATGGTGGTTTCCCGCAACCGCCGACGACCCGGTCCCGAAGGTACTGCCGCGCTTCTTCAAGCCCGCGGCGCTCATCAAGGAACACTCGCGGCGCGACCGGCTGCCCTACGATCGCTGGGTCAAAGAGGGCGCGCTGATCGCGACCCCGGGCAACGTCGTCGACTACGCGTTTATCCAGGAGCAGATCTACCGCGACGCCGAGAAATTCCGCGTGGGTTTTGCGGGCCGCGGGGATCTGCAGCCGGGGCAGGGCGGCATCGCCATCGACCGCTGGAACGCGACCGAGACGGCGGTGAAGCTAATGCAGGAAGGCCTGCCCGTCGTGCTATTCGGGCAGGGCTTCGCGTCGATGTCGGCGCCGTCGAAGGAGCTCGAGCGCCTGGTGATCGCCAACGGCCTTCATCATGGAGGACACCCGGTGCTGGCGCGGCACGCCGGTGCGGTCGCGGTCGAGACCGACCCGGCGGGCAACATCAAGCCCACGAAGAAGGGCTCGACGGCGCGCATCGACGGGATCGTCGGCACCGTGATGGGTGTTGGCATCGCGGCGAAATACGTGCCGGACGAGGTTTCCTTCTGGCAGGCCGCTTAATCCACTCGGGGTAGCCGCAGCATGGGATTCACCGCTCGTCTCGGCGCTGCGTGGCGGCAACTGAAAGGCGCCGACGGCTCGCTGGAACTCTTCCGAGAGGTCTACGGCAACCGTCAGTCGAAGTCCGGGCAGCCGATCAACGTCGTCACGGCGCTGCAGGTTTCAGTCGTGTTCGCGTGCCTCCGGGTTATCGCGGAGGGCATCGCCCAGGCGCCGCTCAAGGTGTTTCGCGAGAGGGCGGACGGCAAGGGCAGCGACCCGGCGACGGACAGTCCGCTCTACAACCTGCTCTACCGCAAGCCGAACGCGTGGCAGACCTCCTTCGCGTTCCGCGAGACGATGCTGTTTCATCTCGCGTTGGTCGGCAACTTCTATGCGCTGAAAGTGCGCGTCCGCGGGCAGCTCGGCGAACTGATCCCGATCGAGCCGAGCCGCGTGCTGGTCCGACAGAACCGCGATCTGTCGCTGAGCTACACCGTTTCGAATCCCTTCGGCGGGTCGATGGAGATCCCGTCAGGCGATATCTGGCATGTGCGTGGGCCGTCGTGGAATTCGTGGTTCGGCATGGAGGCGATCAAGTACGCGCGCGAGGCCATCGGCCTCGCCATCGCGTCGGAAGCCAGCCAGGCGCAGATGCAGAAGGATGGTCTGAAGCTTGCCGGCGTCTACTCGATGGAAGGCACGCTGAAGAAAGAAGACTACAGTTCGCTCCGCGACTTCATCGTCAAGACGCAGGCGGGCGGCGAGGGCGTCGGCGGCCTGCTGATCATGGACCGCTCGGCGAAGTTCACGCCGACCCAGCTTGACGCGGCGCAGGCGCAACTCCTGCAGACCCGTGGCTTTCAGGTCGAGGAGATCTGCCGCGAGTTCCGGGTGATGCCGATCATGGTCGGATTCTCCGACAAGACGGCGACCTACGCCTCGGCCGAGCAGATGTTCCTGGCGCACGTCGTCCACTGCCTGACGCCATGGGCGGAACGCATCGAGCAGGCGATCGACAACGACCTGATCGATGACGCCGAGCTCTACGCAAAGTTCAACCTCAACGCCCTCATGCGCGGCGCCTTCAACGACCGCATGACGGGCTATTCGAAGGCGCTCGGCGCCGGCGGCTCGCCGGCGTGGATCACGCCCAACGAGGTGCGGGTACTCGAGGAAATGAACCCGATCCCGGGCGGTGACGAGTTGCCCAAGCCGACCAATCCGCCGGTGCAGGACGGTGCAAAGCCGCCGGGCTCTCCAGGCGACCCGACCCCATTGCGTCGCTAGACCGAGGAACAACGCAAGATGGAAAGCCGCACTTGCGCCTTCGCCGAGATCAAATTCGCTGGCGAGGCAACCGGCGAATTCGAAGGGTACGCGAGCGTCTTTGGCGGGAATGATAGCTACGGCCATCAAGTTGCCCCGGGCGCGTTCAAGCGCACACTCGCTGAGCTTAAGCAAGGCGGCCGGTCGCTGCCGATGTATTTCCAGCATGGAATGCGGCTCGGCGCCGATCCGCGCCCGGTGGGTGTCTGGAAAAACGTCGAAGAAGACGACCGCGGACTTCGCGTGAGCGGCAAGCTCGCTGGCCTCGACACCGAGACGGGCAAATACAATCTCGCGCTGATGCGCGAGGGCGCAATGCGCGGCCTGTCGATCGGGTTCCGCACCGTGAAGGCGGACTATCCGAAGCTTGCCAATGGCCCCCGCAAGATTCTGAAGGATGTCGACCTCGTCGAGATTTCCGTGGTCGACGATCCAGCCGATGCGAATGCGCGAGTGCTGTCAATCAAGGCGAACATCACAATTCGCGAAATCGAAGAGATGCTCCGCAACGGGACGTTGCCGCAGCTCTCCGCTGCCGAAGCCAAAGCGTTTTTGGCTGGCGGCTTCAAGGCCCTCAAATCCGCGCGGGATGCCGGCGAAGAGGATGAGCTGGGTGCGTCACTGGACCGCCTGATCGCAACCATCAACGGCAAATAGGAGGGCGCGATGCCCGACACCGAAATCGAACTAAAGAAGACGATTGGCGAACTCGCGGCCGCGTTCGAGGCGTTCAAGTCGACGCACTCGACCGAGATCAAGGATCTGAAGAAGGGCTTCGACGACGTCGTCACCAAGGAAACCTTTGTCAAGCTCAATGCCGATCTCGACAAGCTGACCGAGCAGAAGACGAAGTTTGAAGAGGCTCTCAAGGCCGAAAAGGGGCACGTCGACGAAATCGAGAAGAAGCTTGGTCGCCTGTCGCTTGGCTCGCCTGAGGCCGAGGAGAAGCAGACGAAGCTGCTCGCCGGCTTCAACGCGCACCTCAAGGCCCACGCTGCGCAGCTCAACCGGCCGCTGCCGGCAGATGCGACGGCGGATGAGATGAAGGCCTACAAGGCCGGCTTCATCAACTTCCTGCGGAAGGGCGATCGCGGCCTGGCTCAGGAAGAGATCAAGGCGATGACCGCCGGCTCCGACAACGAAGGCGGCTACCTGGTCACGCCGGACGTCTCGGGTCGCATCGTTACGCGGATCTTCGAGACCTCGCCCATGCGGCAGGTCGCGTCGCAGCAGACGATCGGCACGAACGAACTCGAGGGCATCTACGATACGGACGAGGCGACTTCTGGCGGCTGGGTTTCCGAGACCGGCACCCGCGCCCCCACCGCTGCGCCGACCGTCGGCAAGTACAAGATCCCGGTGAACGAGATGTTCGCCATGCCGGAGGCGACGCAGCAGCTCCTCGACGACGCCAATGTCGACGTGGAAGCGTGGCTCGCTGGCAAGGTGGCCGACAAGCTGACCCGCGTCGAGAACGCTGCGTTCGTCAACGGCACCGGCGTCGGCCAGCCGCGCGGCTTTACGACCTACACCACGGTGGCGACCGCCGACGGCACGCGCGCCTGGGGCCAGCTCGAGATGAAGAAGACGGGCGTCAACGGCGACTTCGCCGCGTCGAGCCCGGCCGACATCCTCTTCGACCTGATCGGCGCGTTCAAGCAGGGCTACCTGAACAACGGACGCTGGGCGACCAAGCGCGAGGTCATCGCCAAGATCCGCAAGTTCAAGGAATCGACGACCAACGCCTACATGTGGCAGCCTGGCCTGCAGCAGGGCCAGCCCGAGCAGCTGCTCGGCTATCCGATCATCAAGTTCGAGGATATGCCGGCGCTCTCTTCCAACGGCCTGTCGCTCGCGCTGGGCGACTTCGCGATGGCCTACCAGATCGTTGACCGGCAGGGCTTCCGGGTGCTCCGCGACACGACCCGTCGCGTCGGCGGTGCCGTCGTGCAGTTCGAGGCGCTGAAGTTCGTCCAGTTCTCGACCTAGCCCGCTCCGGCCGAATCGAGAAAGCGAAGCCCGGCGGTGCGAACCGCCGGGCTTTTTTATTACCCAAGGGTATAGGGCGTTCCCCCTGCTTCTCTCAAACGGTCCGGCTCGAAGGAGGGCCTCGCACAATGTCCGAACTCCAGAACAACATCAGCCCGAAGCGCGTGCTGGCACCTGCCGCGGCCGGCACGACCGGCACCGGCCGCACCGGCAAGGTCATCGACCGGCAGGGCTATGGCGGCGTCGAA